CCCGCTCGGCAAGGCGGCGATTCTGATCCCGCACGATTTGCAGGATGTTTTCCCCGCGGGAAATGAAGTCTGCGGCCGGTTGCCACTTTCCGGGAGGGCCGCGGTATTCTGACAGCGGCTTCCACCCCATTTCTCGGGCGCGCGCTTCTGTCGCAGCATCGGCCCCGCCATCGGCGACAACAGCTGGCTCGTCGTCGGCGGGTGCATCGACGGGCGGCAGATCGCCATCGGGAATAGAACTGCTGACAACGGTCCCGTTGGCCATCAAGTGCTCCCCACTTTCGATGAAACGGATGCCACTTCGGCCTCGTATGTCGCGCCGATGCTGCCATAGTCCATGATGCGATACGTCTTGCCGTCGCGGCCCTTGATCTGCTTCCCGGCATATTTCTCGATATAAACGCGGTCGCCGGCGCGCGGCTTCTCACCGGTCCATGGCGTCATGTCTTCATTGAGAAGGAACGCACCGGGGGAAACGGCGACGAGGACGCCGGTTTCGGCGGCCATGCTCATTTTCTCGACGACATCTTCGGGGAGGCTAACTCCACCCGTTGACGTTGACGAGCATTCGTCCATTAGAACGAGAACCGTCTTGCCAACCACCCTAACGCCGCTTGTGTGTTGCCCGTCCCATTTGGCCGGGGTGTAGTCGGCGTGAAGACCCTTAATCAGATGTTGCCGCATGGTCTGCCTGAGTTTCCTGCCTATAGAAGTTCTGAATATCATCAAGCGAGAGGTTTTGCAATTCCCGCAAGGTCATAATTCGACCCCGAATCACATCGAACTGCGGGGACAATTGGCCCGCTTCCAGAAGGTCCGCCGCAGCCGTTCGGAAGGCCTCGATTTGGTCTCCCAGGTAAAGCAGGTACGCCGCCGTGATCGGGCTGTGCCGCCAGAGGTGATAGGCCTCTTCGGAAAGTTCCAGCAAAAGCCGTTCGTGGGGCGATCGATTTGTCATTGTGGCGCCCCGCTAGGCAATCCCGGCGTCGGGGATGGTCCGCCAGGACCGCCGAGACCCGGCAACGGGGGCAATCCTGGGCCGGGCGGACCTGACGGAGCCGAAGGAACTGGCGCGGAAGGCGCCGACGGTGGCCCAGGTGGCATTTGCGGGAACGGCGGCAGAGCGCTCGGCGACCCGCCTGCCGATGCATTCGCGCCGAGATCGGACACGTCCTGCCGATTGCGCGCCGCTTCGTTGCTCAACCTGCCGGCCCCCAGCCGATGCCTGCTTTCGACATCAGCCGCTTTGACCATCGTGTTGGTGGCCTCGATGTGCATTTCCATGATCCGCAACTGCGCGTCGATCCAATCCATTTGCGGGCCGTTCGCCTTGGCCGCAGCCATCGCCATGTTGAGATAGGCCTGCGAATTGTCCTTCAATTCCGCCGCGCGGATGCGGCCAAGCTCCGCTGCTTTTTCCTCCATCGCCATTTGCGCCAGTTGCTGCGTGATCTGCGGGGACGGCGGCGGGGTAAACAAATCCTCAACCCGGTCGATGCTAGCTGCGTCAAATAGTCGCGTGTAGATTTCTTTTTGGTTCACAAGAGAATCGCCCTTGAACCCCATCATGATTTGGGCGCGACCAAGCTTCTGCATGTCAGTGATCATCGTCGGGTCGGCGATCGGCTCGACGCCTCCGCCTAGCCGGTAATCGTCTGGCGTAATCTCCCGCCATTCGTCGCCAATCTGATAGCGCTGATTGTCCTTCATGTAGAGACGATTGAGGCGATAAAGCTTATCAAACTCGGACTTTAAGGCCCGATAGACCCGCTTGTGAATGGCGGTATAAACGGTCAAGCCCTGCTCGATCAGCGCCAAAATCGTCGTCGGCGGCGCGTTGGCGAGTTCGGCGCCGCCGGCGAGCACATTCTGAACCGACGCCACTTCCTTGCTCGACGTCATCAGCATTCCGAGAAGTTGAAACAGCACCGCAGACGGCCCAGGAAATGGGATCGGGAACACCGCGTCGCGGATCGCCTGCCCCTTCGACCCGACGCGAACGTATTTGCCGACTTGGAAACTGACAGGCCCTGACGCAATCGAGAGTTGATCCGAGACGAAGCCGCCGCCCGCGTTCTGGAGATGGCCGGCGTCGAACATCTGATTCAGCGTCGTGTTGATCGCTTCGTTGAGCGGTCTGAGCAAATGTCCGAACCCAACCGGATATGACCCGCCATCGGGGTTGGGCAGAAATGGAATCAGTGTGTAATGCTCGACGGGCGTGATTTTGATGATCTCATCACGATCAGGGCCAAGTTTCTCGGTCAACGCCTCAGTGTCGTTTTCCTCGTCAACATCGGCGCCGGGAGCGGTCTGAATTCCGTCCTCGTCATATCGCGCGACGATGCGGACGACCTTCGACGATCGTTTGTGGACCGTGACGACGTAGGGCTCCGGATATCCGTCATCGTCGAGATCGTAGCGACGATGCTGCTCGAGGAAGACATGCGGCGCATCTTCATCACCGGACTGCGCTTGTTCGGGGTTTGTCTCGTCGCTGCCGCCCGGACCATAGACCAGCGGCAAAAAGATCTCGGCGCGCTCCTTTTCCTCAATCTCATGCGGGTAGAGCGTGAGGATTTCCGTGTGCCGCGGCGCGTCCTTGAAGCTCGTCGCCGTGTAACTCCAGACGAGGTTCATCAGCGGCACAAGCACAGAACAATTCTTGTCTTCCAACGGGTCGCGATAGGTTTTCCGACATGCGCCGCCGACGATCGGGATTTGCATCAAGAGGCTGTCGGTTTGGGCCTCCCATTCCTTCATTTCCTCAAGGAGCTGCCAACTCATGTGCTCGCCGATGCGGTCGGCGCGCTTGCGCTTCTCACCCGGCGCGCTCAACCAAACGGGCGAACCGTCAGGATGCAGCTTCGGCTTGCCGTTGGACTTGCCGTCCTCCGTCGCGGGCGTCCCCTTGTCCGTTCCCCAGACCGTGCCCTTGACGACGTTCCGGTTCTGAATGATGGCCGGATAGGTGCGCGCGTTGAACTGGATCGCCGCCTGCGTAATCAACGGAAAGATTACGTTACTACTGCGTGGCCATGGGTATTGCTTTTCCTCGGCCTCTTGCGTGGCGAATTTCATCGCCTTCTCGGCCTTGTCCTTCCAGTCGGACCGCGAATTTTCGTCGATGTTGAATTCGAACACGACGAGCTGCCCGAGCTTGTCGAGCACATCTGGCGCGTAGTTCTCCGCGAGGTTGACTTGGTCGATTTGGCTGACGAGAAAATCCTTGATCGGCGTGTCGTGGTCGCGGCCGTAGCCGCCATCCGGGGGCTCTTGCCCTTCCGGTTCCTTGTCCGGCGTATCGTCTGGAATTTCCGGGCCGACGATGGGCGTTGCGCTCGACGGCGCCAGGCTGGGGGATTCAAGCGATGAAACAACGGCCATGCGAGCCTCGGTCAACCGGCGTCGGGAGACTGTAGATCAATTCCAGCCCTCGGGGTAGCCCCGCGCGCACTCATACGTCCGTCCAGTCTTCCTTGCACCGATCGAGAAGAATGGTGCATCCCGCGACAAGATGCGGCGCATGCGGAAAGCCGCTAGTCACGTATCCTATCCCGACGTAAGCCTGCGTGTCGACGTAAACGACGCCTAGAGATCGAATCTTTCCAGACCTCGCCATTGCGAGAAGGTTTTCACAATATTCGACGACGCTCAGCGACGGCTCCCCGCACAGAGCTACGTCGGCGCGTAGGCCAACAACCTTCTCGCTCATTTCCCGTCGCTCACTTTCCGTCCAAGGTGGTTGTTCTTGATCTTGTCGTTGAAATATCGGCCAGGCGACGCGGCCCCGACGAACGCAAAGTGCTTGTCCGCCGGCACGTCGTCGTATTGGTGGACAGCGCCGTTTTTGAACTGGACGGTGAGGACGCGCGAGTTCGGATCGTAGTGCTGGGCGCTGAACATCGAGGATTTGATCGGGGTAAAAGAGGGAAGATCAGACACAGGCAAACTCCCCAAATCGGTTGATGGCCGCCTTCACATAGGCCGCATACGCATCCTCAGATGTCTTGAAATAGCCCAACGACTTCCCCTCAGCGCCAATGCGAGCATTCCACAATCCCGTCTTCCTGTGAAGGCGAACACCTTTCAGTCCACTAACACTCGATCTCCTAACGGCTTTGTTTGCCCCATTCTGAGAGTCCGTGGCCTCGCGCAGATTGGAAAATGAATTATTTCTAGGGTTGCGGTCGCGATGATCTATTTCATTAGCTGGCCATCGATTCATCTCAAATGCCCAGATCATACGGCTAACCCGAACATCAATCGGCGGTAGACCATCTCTTCTAATGGAGACACAAGAGTATGCCCGATTGCTCCCAGCCCTATTTCCAGCCTTATATCGGCGGCTCGGGCTGGATAACCAAAAGACATGCCCATTCGATGGATCAGACCGCAAAACCGTGCGAAGATATCTAAGAAGTTCTGGCGTTTCTTCGCGGATAGTCATTATATCAATATCCTGTAATTTCCGATCTGCCTTGATCACTTACCCCATATTCTACAGAAGGCCAATCGTCATCCTCACGCGGCGCTCCGCCGGTCAGAGCCGGAGCAAACAGCATCGCGGCGGCGTATTCGAGCGCATTCATAATGTGGGACAGAGGTCCCTTATCTGGCCGGCTGGCGTAGCGCTCGGGTCCTGCCACTTGAATGCGCCGCAAATTATATCCCCCAAGGAAGCCCTTGCGGATCGTCTTGCACCGGGGATGGAGGATAAACTGCGGTTCTCCTCCGGTCAAGGTGCGAAGCGGCTTGCGAACCGACTCCATGCGTAAGACGGGGTCCTGTACGCTTGGCTCCATGTGGATGCCTTTGGTCTCGGCGATGTCGAAACACGTTCGCTTGTCGGTCTGCGCGCGCTGGGCGCCGGCCGGGTCGGCGTAGTCTTCAAATTTGACATCACCCTTGAAAGAGCGACGACAGTGCTCCAAGACGTCGTCAGAGAACTGGTCGAACCCCATACTCGTCGCCGTCATCTCGTCGAACACAAGCCAACGACCATCAGGAAGGAGCTGCGAAAAGCAACACGCCGGGGTATTCCCATTCCAACTAGGCTTCCCCTTCCGACGAACATACAGCGTGTGGTATGGAACATTCAGGCAATAGACCGTTCCGTCGTATCGAATGCGCTGAAAATTCCGCTTCAGTAGCTCTGCCCGTGTCGCTCGCTTCTTAAATGTCACGCTAAAGCCGCCGCCGTTCATAATTGATCGGCCATCCATTATGCTTGTCTGTGGCTTTACAACACGCACCGATGAATTCCATCCGACCTTCTGTGCGATGTCTTGAAACTCTGCCGCCATGCGTTCAGATGATGTAAATATAGTGTGCTCTACGGCACCGTTGTTGCGCTGACGAATATGGCCGTCACCCATCGTATATGCCTCTACGAAGGCGCGGAGATGTCGGGATGGTAGGAACCGAAGCTCCTCTGGCATATGTCGGACCTTTTGAACCCCCAATGATTTCAGGAACGACCCTATTTGCTTATCCCACAAGCACCACCCAAATATCTTCCCACACTGTCGCCACGCCCAGGGCAATCCTGTTGCATCCATAATACGTTGCATGCCCGGCTTACGATCTTTCTGATAAACTACGATTCTTTTGCCGTCGCTCGTTCCCTCAGAAAGATAGAGACCCATGAACTCAGCAAAGGCCATAGGCTCCATGCCATGGAATGATGCGCCATCGGGGAGCGCGCGCCCCCACTTGGATGTCAGATCCACATAATGATGACCGCTCATGTGCTGCGCTAGCCATTCCGCGCTTTGCCACCGGACTTGATTTGGCGTCTCACGATGAGTGAACGGGACACGATGCTCTGGGGTCACGCAAAGATTTAGCTCTGTGCTGTCCCACTCCAACATCTCGCCCTTGTATGGTTTGGCAATCTTGAAGGCGATCGGCGCGTAGCTGAATTCTCCGGTCGACGGATTGCGTGTCGCAGCTAAATCAGACTTCTCATCGACGTCCGCAAATAATTTCCAACCTGCCGCCGTCAACACTTCGGTCTGATCGTCGTAACAAAGCCCGAAGTCATAGCTGCGGATGACTGAAACGCCAGGAACCGGGTTCACCTCTCTCCGGTGCAGCGTATCGCTGTACTCGTCATAGACCGGCTTGCCGTCAACCACGAAGCCATAGTCGCCCTGGATGTAGACCTTGACCCATTCCGGCTTTTTGCCCTGCGCGAGCAGCTTATAATAATTCGGATTGGTGAGGTTGGGAATATTCTCCGCCGCAGCCGACAGACCGGACGGCTGCACAAACTGCTTTGCAAACCACTCCGGATGTTTCTTCTCTTCAAAAAAGCGATACCAGTCCGAATCTTGATCAGGCGGGTTCGTGTCCATGAACAGGCCGGCCCAGGTGCAGCCGCCCATCGCCTTGGTCGGATATTGCTCAATGCGGCCTTGCACAGCGTCGACGATCGCCCAGGGGATTTCGCGCGCCTCGTTGATCCACGCGCCTGTGATTTCAAGCGAGAGCAGGTTTGAAATATCGTCGGGCTTGTCAAGTGCGCGGAATAATATCTCGAATTCGGCGCCCTCAAAACCCTTCACGACGTAGCGGTTATCGGTCGAATAATGCCGCCCGAAATGCTGCGGCGGCAGCCACATGTGCGTGGTTCGAATCGTCGTGTCCGCGAGCTCCCGGTAGGTCGATCGCACCACTAACCAGCGCGTGCGCCTGACGCCATCAATCCCCGGCTTCTGAGCAAGAGCGCGGCGGACGATCTCGACGACACAGCCAGAGCTTTTCCCGGAGCGAAATGGTCCGCGTATCCCCCGCACGCGGGCATTCGACGCTGCAAACTCTCGGATCGTCGGGACATGCGCATAGCTGTAGCGGATGTCCATCAGGTCGGTCAGCTATGGACAACCGTCTCGAACGATACCCTAGGCCGATGCAGCGAGCACGCCGGCCGATTGGCCGCCACCCGGGGCACAAACGTCTCTAGTTGCAGCGCTGGGCGTCCAAGCACGTCCTTGCCCGCGCCGATCACATGCACGGATGGCGGAACACCGAAGCAATCCGCACTGCCCTCCGATTTGAACGCCTGCGCGAACGAGCATGTGCCGCATGTCGGCAACGTGACGGGGATGATACGGGAGAGGTCTTTCAATTGATACTCGCTCATAGTAACTCCACCTCGTAATTGTCATCAGGAAGAGGCCAGACAGAAACGCCATTCCCATCGTCTTTGTAGATGACGGGAATGCCCAAGGCGTCGCCGTCGTCTTCGCGCATCGCCAGCATCGTGTCCGGCTCTACCCGATTTAAGATATGGCATTGGCCGTCGAGGATCGCCGCAACAATTACGTCGCTGCTTCGCGGTCCAGTCAAGACGAACGGTTCCCCTCGGCGCATTCTCATTTCTGCGCCCCTATGTAGCTCACTTCCTCTGCGCCGTGCGACACGTCAATCCACTCGCCTGCCGCGAGCTTGAATGAGAAGCGGACGTAGCCGCGGATTTCTATCTTATCCATTTCGAAGTTCTTTTGCGTCGTCACTTCGGGCTGCACGCGGATGAATGCATCGCGCCCCTTCGCAAAGAGGTCCATGATGCACTTTGCGCCGGCGGCTGCATCATCCTTCGTGTCGGCGTCGACCGTCGCCGTCAAATGAATCAGATCGTCTGAGTGAGTTTCGGGCGATGAGAGAATTGTCGCGGACCATCGCTCGCCGTCAATGATCATTCTCACTTTGCCTGTTCCTTCTCTGCCTTGCGGCGACGATATTTGCGCATGTAGTCGCGCATATACGCCTTTTGGTAAGAGGCGCGATCGAACTTGCCACTGGGCTTGCGGCCTTTGATCTCTACTGTTTCCTTTTCGCCTCGCGACGATACCACGTCGCTCGCGACATTGGGGGATTGCTGGTCAGCCAAGGTTTCTGCGATTCGATCGTCAGGTGCGCTTGGCTGGCTAGAGGACGCCCACTTTTCGGCCTGCCTTCCACAATGGGCTTCGGCCCTGGAGAAGCAGTCGAGGCAGCAACAATGGGCGCCGGCGAAGCCGAGATACCCCGGTGCAAGGAGCTCACTGCGCCCCTCTCCGATTTCTGTCCCGCACGTGACGCAGTAGTCGGCGGAGACAATTCGCAGATGGGACCCCAATGTCTCTCTCCGCATGTTCTGCATTTCGGCGCATCCATGCGACAATTAGCGACTATTTGCGACTGATGTCAAGAGAGACGATGTCCAGTCAGCCAGCGCGCGGCCTCTTATGCGCGAAGCGATGCTCACCGACTGGCTTGCCGCCGAGTTCACGGGCGCGCTTGTTGATCCACCCGACGACCTTTGCATGGGGCTCGCTGGTCCGGCCGATGTCATGCTTGGCGTTGGACAAATCCGACAGGTTGCGAATCGGGAACTTGCCGCCAGTGCCGGGCATCGTCTGGCCTTTGGCCTTGGCGCCCTCACGTCCGCGCGCGCTTACGCCGCCGCTCTTGGTTCGGAATGCCTTGGTTGCCATTTCACTGCCCTTTCTGTCGCTCTGCAGCGAGCTGCTGAATCTGCCGCTGCTGCTGTGCGGACTGCGCCGCCTGCTTGGAGAGAGCCGAACCAAGGCCCTGCGCGATCGTCCGCTGGAACCTCTGTGCGTCAAAGCCTTGCTGGATTTGCTGATTGCGCTGCTCGGATTGCGCCGCCTCGTCCTGATTATTGCTCTCGGCTGGCGCGAAAGCAAAGTCTTGGGAGGGCGGAAAGGCGAGCGCGTTGTCAGCCATCGTCAAGCCCTCTCAGTAAGTTACTGGGCGGCTGTGGGCGAAATGATGATTGGGAATTCCGCCGTGCGCCTTCGGTTCGCTCTGCTCGACGTCGTCATTGACGCCGGAGGTCTGAAACGAACCCTTCTCGATACCCGTCGTCTCCTTGGCGCCATTCCCATCCAGCTTCGATTGCGCCGCAGCGTCGCGTTTGGCGTCCTCGGCCGACGATTCCCACTCTTTCAAAGACATCCCGCGCTTCTTCGCCATGCGCTTGTCGTCGGCGCGATCAGCCGGGGAATCTTCATAGCGTGCCATGGCGGTTTCCTAAAAGGCATTGGAGCGCCGCAGACTGGCGGGAGGGGGGGGCGATGACCAGTCTGCGGCGCCAGGCTCAACCGAGCAACGCCACGCCCGGCGAGCAGCGGTGAATGTGCTTACGCCTTCGGTTCCCGATCCCAACCGTCCATGTGCGGTCCGTGGCGGGGCGCGGCCTGCGCCGGCAAATGGCCCTTCGTGTGATGGATGCCCGGCGGCGTCGCGCGCTCGTGATCTTCCATCGCGTCGCGCATGCCGGTGTGCGCCGTGTGGTCCGGGTGATGCCCCGTCCCGCCATGCACTTCGTCATACGATTCGGCGCCGAAGTTGCCGCCTCCGATCTTGCCCGAGGCCATCGCCTTGCGCGGGCTCATGCCGTGCTCGCCAGCCATGCCGGATTCGTGCCCATAGGGTTTGTCGCCGCCATGAGGATGTTTGAAACCTTCGTGCTTCGCCATAGGTCCGCCCTTTCGTTTGATGCCCGCGGTCCTCAAAGAGGCCGCGACCGCCTGATCATGGGGATGGCCGGCCGCGACCATCTCTCGGATGTTGGCCGAGATAACTTTGCGGCTGCGGCCTGCCCTAAGTGGCATGATGGCGGTCTCTTGCTACGAGGCGGAACTTACGCCGCTTTGCCTTCGTCCGCAACCTCGACGGCTTCAAGCTCCAGGATTGGCGGCGCCGACTCCATGACAAACCTCACCACCGTATCAACCGTGCCGCTCACATCGACCTTTTCACGGAACATCCCGAGATGTTTACCGAGATCAATCAAAGCGCCCTTTTTATCCCAGAGCTTGAACTTGATACGCCGAACCGCGCGCGCGTTCTCGCCGCGCCCTTCCGCAAAGTCCTCTACCGTCACTTCAGACAGAGCGGCAGCTTGTGCTCTCGTTAATGCGCTGAAATCCAAGTACGGATCGCCATCTTTCCCGGCCCGCATGTAGTCGGCCATATTTACGAAGGCGATTGAGGCCAGTTCCTCTAGAATGCGCTCTTTGGTGATTGACAGCCTTTCAACCGCATTCTTCGTCGCGGTCTCTTCGATGCGGCTCCTGCGGTCGAGCAACGCTTCAACTCGCTTCGCCACCGCTTCGTTCATCTTCAGGCGGCGTGCGTTGCCTGGATTTGGCTTGAACCCTGCAGCCGCGTAAGCCTCAGCAACGCCAGAGCCTTTTGCGACTTCTTGGGCGAACATCTCATGGCGTGGATTTTTGAGGATGGGCATGGATGAATTTTGCCCTACATCACCTACTTCGTCAATCGCGTTATGCCGACGCCCGCGACCGCGCCAAGGCGTATGCGTGGAGATTGTCGCCGAGCGGAACGACCCGCAAGGAGCCCGATGAACTGCCCGGCGACCCGCCGGCCGGCTCAGTCTTGTGGGTCCAGGAAAAGCTCGTCGCGCTGAAGGTTCCGCTCAGTGTCGGCTTCGTATGCGACGGCCTCAACGGGCCGTTGACCAAGGTCGCGGTGGCGGCGTTCCAGAAACAGGCCGGCTTCGTCGGCGTCGACGTCGACGGCCAGATCGGCCCGAAAACGCTCATGGCCCTGGAGAAGGTTTGACGCGCCAAACGCCCGCCGTGCGACCGCCACGCGACCGCCGCCGATCAGCGGCCGCGTGTGCGCGGGCCGAACAGCTTCGTCAGATTCGATCGGTGCAGCCCGGTTTGCTCGGCGACCTGCGCTGACGTGAGCGACAAATCGCGCCACATCGCCGCGGCGCGGTCGCGCGCTATGACCAGGTCGGTCGGCACGCGGACGCCCATCTGGCGCGACGGTGCGTTCGGTCCGTTCTGTTCCTGCATCTGATTTGGTCCATGCTTATCCGGTTCTCACCCATTGCCGCTATTCCTTGCGGTCGCCTTCCCAGCCGAGCGGCATTTGAAAACCGCTTGCGTTGCGATGTCCGCCGCCGCCGCCGTAGCTCTTGGCAATCAAGCTGACGTCCATGCCTTCGTCGGTTGAGCGGAGAGAGAACACGCGGCCGCCCGGCGTGTCCCAGTAGCAAGCAGCGAATGGCAGGCCCTTGGCCATCAGGTTCCCGGCGTCGCTCGTCAGCGTGTACGGAATGTTGGCGACCGGCACGGCGTAGCCGCCGATGATCATGGTGCGCTGGCAGACGCGCACAAGCTCGGCGACGTCCTTGTGGTGCTTCTTCTCGATTGCCGCGCCGGCGCGCGCGAAGTCTTCGACGTCGCTGTCAGTCTGTAGGGCGGTGTCCAGCATATCCCATTGGGCGAAGTCATATTCGTGAGCGAAGACGAAGGCGTTGACCTCGCGCGATTGGGGCAGGGAGAAACGCCACAGATCGCGGTCGCCGACGTAATCGACCAAGCGTGGCCGATGCGGCTCGCCGTTGTCAGCGAAGAAAAAATCCCACGCGAGTTGAGCGCCGCTGCGCTCCATATCGAAGATGGACCGAACCGGCCATTCCGACCAGCTTTCCCACTTCCGCCGCCACAAAGTCGGGTCATAGCAGCCTGGCATTTCGGAGCCTTCCGGCTTTGCCAGTCCGGCAAGGTCTTCGGCGGCCGTCTTGTGGTGGTCGAGCACCAGGATGCTGTTGGCTTGCCGCGCGTCGCCAGATTGCAGCATCGCCTCAAGAACCGGACGCTTGTAGGAAAAATCGACCAAAATGAGATCACGGCCCGCGACGTCTGGCGCAGGTTGTCCGTAAACTCCAGGGTGAAAGTCAACTTCTCCCTCGAAGGCGCGATTGACGACCCACGCGGCAGTGAAGCCGTCGGCGCAGGGCGAGTGATAGATGCAAAGCGGCCTCATTCCGAACTCCTAGATGTTGCTGGCGTGGGTGAAAACCGGATAGGCATGATTTGGTCCTGATTCGTTATGTTCGAACAGCTTCGCGGTAGTGCTTTGGATTGATCCCGTAGCTCGCCGCAATCACCTCATGTGGCGTCTTGCCGGGCATTGCGCCAAGCAGGAACTTGCGGCGTGTGCCGTCAGGCTCGATCGAGCCGTTGACGACTTCAATGATGCGAAGCGCCTCGTCCTTCACATTGACAATCAATAGTCGGCGCGGATGGCCATTACCGTCGACATCTTTGCTGACGGTTTTCGCCAGCTTACGAATTGGTTCAAACGCCGTGATCTCGCACATGACGCGGCGCAACTCGGCGTTCGGCTCAGTCAAGATCGCTTCGGCGGTGATCTTGGCCTTGTCGGTGATGATCCAAGCGTGGTCGTCGGGGATGAGATAGCCGTGCCAGGCATAGAGTCCCCAGCCTGTGCCGGAATAGCTGATCGCCTTTCCGGTTTCGGCGTGTAGGCGCCCTGCGGCGTCACGCCAAATTTTCGCAGGACGATCCGATACAAAACAGATGCCATCGAGCACCCAATAGAATCCTGCACTCTCCGTTATTTCTAGATAATTACGGTCGATCGCGACTGCGCAGACTTCGTTGAAATAATCGGCCCAGGCGCTGTAGCCGGAACTCCAAACCGATCCGCCGAAGAAGGCGTAACCGGCCGAGCCGACGGCCGAGCCGGCGGCCGAGTCGACGGCCGAGCGGACGGCCGAGTAGACGGCCGACTCGACGGCCGAGCCGACGGCCGAGCCGACGGCCGAGCGGA